GAGAAACCAAAAAAAGCTCAACATTTCTGCTGAGCTTTATTATATAATATTTAATAAAATTAGTCTATTATTTGTTCCGTAAATGATAAAACTTCATCTAACAATTCAGCTTTCTTATCTATCATCTCATCATAAAAATCATCTGTCCAATGATCATCTTCATCTTTGTATTTGGGGTCTTCGAAGAATTCAGATTCTGGATAAAAATATTCAATATCCCGAAATTGTTGATTTGATGCGCATGCTCCTATGAAACAAAAACTTTCATCTTCGAAGGTTGCTTCAACTTTTGCTCCTGGAAACTCTATGCGTAGGAAATCAGTTAATTTCCAAAATAATTTTTCTGGGAAATCCCATGCACTAGTCCAATTTAGATATACATCTGTTTCGCCATGTGACACATCATCTAAATACCACCATTTAGATCCAACATTTTCAATCCATGATGCTATAGTATCATCTAGGTTATCATATAGATTTCCGATCAAACATTTTGTACACGTATCGATTTGTGTGAAGAATGTTGTGTCTTCAGGTCGTTTTTCTGGATCTGGTTCATAATCTAACCATTCCAAGAATTTTGTAGTATCTTCTTTTGTTTTAAATTGGATTTCTACATATGCGCTTACATGATTTGCCATTTCTTACTTTTTCTATATAATAAGAAATTATTTATTTAAATCCAATTGCTCTTGAAGATAAATGTCAATCAAATCTTTTGTCTTTGTTAAATCTTGTTGAAAAGATCCTTTATGCCGACATCTTACAATGCGTTTAATGATATCGAATTCATATGAGTTCAAACCCCACTCTTCAGCAAACTTATAAAGGCTATCTTTACCTTTGTAATGTAATTGTGTATTTACGTTGCTCATTTAATTCCTTTCAATAATTTTTTCTTGTCGCCTTCGCTATAACCATACATTGAAATGATTCTATCCAAGGTTTCTTTGTTCATTAATTCAATATAATCAACAGCTTCTGACTTACCTATCTGATAATGTTCTGCAATTTGTTCAATTAAACCCTTTTCATACTTATCTTCTGATTTACCTTTTATATATTTTGAAAATGCCTTGTTATTTGGCAATAGTTCATGATACAATTTATATGTCTCTTGCGGTCGCAACAATCCGATAGTATATGTTTGAAATTCGTTGATCAACTCTGTCAATTCCATACGCATCGATAAAAATCGGTTCATCATGAAAGGACTAAATGCTTTTTGATCCATATCAGACCATTGTGACCATTCTTTCTTTTTATGAGTTACCCCATCAATGAAATCAAACATTGTAGCTGCCTTCTTTTTTTCTTCTGCCATTATAAATTGTATTTTTTACGATATTGTTCTTCTAACCTACTTCCCATTCCTATTTCTACAATAATTGCATTTTCTGGAATTCCTATTATTCGTTTAGCATTCAAAATGTCATCAATACATTTATTACGAAAAGTCTTTATTTTAGTCTTTGCGTTGCTACGATTTGATGTTTTAAATACAATGGATACTAAATCCTTATGTGGTGTTATTGACATTAAATTTCGCCTAATAAGTTAACAAACATTGCCATGATGTTAATTTCTTTGTCAACAACACTAGCATCTTTAAATTGAGATTCTGCAATGATTAAAATGCATGGTGCAATATGGCCATGGGCAAAGTCATCTAAATTATCATATAAGAATGTATATAATGGAGTAAAATCTTTAACTTTGCTATCTGCGATACATTGACGTATTTTTGTGAAAGTTGCTTTTTTGTCTTTTGCATTCTTAAGCATCTCTAACACTTCGGTCATGTAATTTGCTTGAATTGCACTTGCTTTATCCAATTGCAATTTAAAATTAACTACCGATGCTTGGGCTGCATTAATTGCTCTACGAACATCTGGATATGATGAATTGATAATAGCAGCTACATCTTTAATGTCATATTGGATGCCTTTTTCATCTAATACAGTAACTAATCGTTTTGCTACATCTGTTTTATTTGGTGGCGTAATTGCAAATGTTTGACAACGTGATTGAATCGGGTCAATAATCTTTTCAACATAATTACATGTAAGAATAAAGCGGGTTGTTTTACTATACGTCTCCATCAAGTTACGAAGAGCTGCTTGTGCATTCGGTGTTAAGTAATCTGCCTCATCCAAGATAATGATTTTCCATCGGCGAAATCCTACCGTTGATGCATAACGCTTAATCTTATCACGTACTGCATCTACACTATTTTCGTCTGATGCATTAATATACATCAAATCAGCATCAACGCTATTTGCAATAATCTTTGCCAAGGTAGTTTTACCAGTTCCTGCAGATCCATAAAATAACAAATGCGGTACATCACCATTTGCAATGAATATTTTAACTTTTTCGATAATATGTTCATTACCAATGTATCCTTCTAATGTATCTGGGCGGAAGGATTCGACCCAAAGTGTATTTTCTACGTTTCCTATCATACTTTATTATTTACCTGTTGATCCAAATCCCTTTTCGCCACGCTTTGTTCCACCTACTGATCCTACTGCCATCCAATTAATTCGTTCCACCGGGCATAATACTAATTGTGCAATTCTTTCGCCTTTAATAATAGCAAACGGTAATTTTCCGTGGTTAATGAGAATTACACCAATTTCGCCTCGATAATCTGAATCAATTGTTCCTGGACTATTTAATACGGTAATACCATATTTCAATGCTAAGCCGCTTCTAGGTCTAACTTGAATTTCGTAATTAACTGGAATTTCAACGAATAATCCGGTTTTTACTAATTTAAACTCACCTGGTTCTAAAACTCCATCTTCGGCACTTCTAACATCCAGGCCTGCACTTCCCCCTGTTTCATATTGAGGAAGTGCATTATCTGATTTATTTACTACTTTTACTACCATCTTAATTTTGAAGCATTACTAACCAATAGCTAGATTCGAAATCAGATCCAACAAAATCAATACGAGATAATCCGTCTGGAGATACATGTAATTGCCCCACATCTCCGCGATTCGCAACTAATACCTCTTTCAATTTATCTGCTGAGAAACATACTGGTTCCATATCTGCACTAGGTGAAGTTCCTACTTCAAATGTAATATTGTCGGAATTAACTGTTGTGTAATTGATAATAAATTTAACAATACCATTTTGTACTTGTACTGCAAAGTTTTTAGCATCTGGTAATGCATTCTTTGCTTTGATAAATTTGCTAATGAATTCTTCATTTACCGGAATTTGTACTTGATAATCTGGCTCTGCATTAATTGTCGGTACTGCTGGAATAACTGTCGTGTCAGCTAACATAAAAGTTGCTTGAGTTGTTCCTTCTGAAATTTTCATTGCATAATTCTTACCAGCTGCTTCTTTAACATCGATATTGATATTCTCACCGACAGCTCCGAGCATTTTAATTAATGCGCCTGTGTGATTAATACCCAACATACCTTTCATAAAAGGTGTTGTATTCCATTTGATCTTACCAACTACGGTTTGATCCATATCAATCAATTCACAAGTAATTGATTCTTCTGATTCTTTTAGTGTAACCGCTTCGCAATTTCCTGCTAAATAATAACGATTGATAAATGATTGTAACTTGCTTTTTTCCATTGTTTTCCGATTTAAAATGTAAAATATTTATTAAAGTTTTCTGCATCAGTGGTCGAAATACTACTTCCACCGAATTTTTTATATGTTTTGATGTATTTCTCATAAACTTGAGGTGCTGCGTCTGGATCTGCAAACATTTCATGTAATGAAAGAATTACATCATATAAGTCTCTTGGTATTACTGTTTCTAATAATTCCACGTGACTGTCTACCATTTGATTGATTTCATTTGCTGCTTGTACATATAAATGTGTATTATGAACAACCATTCTTGGCATAGCTTCTTGAGAGTATCGATCTAAACCGCCATCTGTCTTTCCGCCTAATAATTCATAAGTGAAATCTGAACAAGCTGGACAACCCATTGCACAAGGGACATGTTGAGTCAAGTCAATTGCAACTTCACCCGTTTTACCTTGACGAATATGTGCTTGTCTTCGATACTCAGCATTTTTGGGAAAATACAATTCCGAGAATGTTTGTGACTTATAATTCGTTGAATGAAGATAAGTTCCAAATACTGGATATTGTCCTGGGGAACTTGAATCCGTTGTTATATAGATTCGATTGCCATAATGCTTATTCATCAATTTTTGCAATGTTGCTAAAATGAAAAAGTCGGAGATCTTACTAATTCCTAATAAATGGACATATTCTAATCTAGGATTTTCAAATGTTCTTTCTTTAAGCATCAATGATACCGCAAACATGAAGTCTACTAATTTTTGCGGACCACCAATTGCCCATCCTTGGAAATCAAAATGCTTAAATTTATGATACCACCAAGTATACTCATCTGTATTAGATCCTTGTAACATGTTAAGGAACTTTGTCTTGCCACTTTGATGTTTTTCAAAATATGCAAAGTTATCATAACTAATATCCGCACATTCTGCAAATTTATTTCGATACTTTGTCTTAGGTGGAATATCTAAGTTTGCAGCGACATCTGAATTAGCTTCTAACCAATGAAAGATCTTTTCTCGTAATTCATTACTATATGGTAATGCACCGGTTGCAATCTGATAACCTCCTGAGTCACCAAATACCAATACATCTTTTTCTAATCCTAATTGATCACGAAAATCCATTTTCTTGTAATGATGTCCCGCTGTAATCAAGAAATATGGATGACGCCATTTCTCCGGATATCGGGAATCAAAAAACTTTACTGGATCGCCATTGTCAAACTTCATATCTTTCTTAAATGCAGATACCATCGAACCTGCAGATAAAGATGGAAAGTATATGAATCTTTTATTATCGCTCATTGTATTCCTTTAGTTTATTAATTAATCTTGTTGCTGAAAAAAAGTTATTATGTAATTTATTTACTAATTGTGCTATCGGTTCAGATAGCTCTAGATGTTCATATTTTAAAATTGCTTTAACTGCATCATCAACGCTGTCAGCTTGTTTAAACATTGGATCATACATTTCTATATAAGATAAGCGATTCGGAACAATTGGACATGCTCCTGCACACGCTGATTCATACATTGAAATACCTAATGTTTCTTGATCTGCAAATGATACTGCAAACTTTGCTCTTTGAAGCAATTC